TTCAATAGCCGCCCAATCTGCTACGATAAGCACATGCTCAGGCGCAGGCATCAGCGCAGGCCGTAGCATTCCTTTAAGTACGTCAGTGACGCGTCGCCCGTAGGTCGGTACGATCTTGTGGCCGCGCACCATCGCAGTACGGACAGCTTCAGGATCGTCAGCACACTTGCGTGTGAAATTATGTACCTGAGCGCCGTAGGATGACGCACGACCCGTGGCCGACCCACCAGCAAACACAAACGCACCACGCACCCGATGATCCTCATCATCAGCCAGCGCAGCTAGGCGACTGAACTTCGCAACTGACGACGCCCACAGATCGTCCGCGCACTGGATCACGTCAGCAACGTCTGCTGGCACCTGCTCAGGATCGTCCATCGCAAGCAAGTTAGCCCGCACGGTCTTATCGATCGAATACTTCTTCTCACCGTCCTTATAAGACGCCATGAGCGCCAGCGCCTGCGGTCCTACGCGGTCCATGACCCACTGCTTCATCTTAGGACTACGCACGCTCGCAATCGCGCCCTGCGTCACGTCAGCCACGATCTGCTCGATCTCGACCAACTCATCGCTTGCGTACTGAACTGCTGCCTTGCACAGCGCCACATCGACCAGCACGCCACGATCGTTGATGCGCTCGTTCACATGGTAGTCAGCAAGCTCTTCAGCTGACAGATCGCGCATAGCCGTGGAAATGGCACGCATGGCGCGAACGTCTTGCTCGCAATACGACACCAACTCGGCAAATAATGCCTCGTCGCGGTAAAAATTGCCGTCTGCCTGCGGCAAACATAGCCGCCTGATCAGTTGCGAGCCACGGTAGTCCTTACGCATGTCAGCGCTTGCAAACCGTCCTACGTCTTCAAGCGAACCAGGCGCACAGTTAGCCCTTGCTTGGGTAGCCGTGCAGTAGAACTGCTCAAGACTGTAGTTGATGTGCAGCACGTACCAGAAGATTAGACGTTCAAACGCTGCGTTGTGTGCGCGTATCTGACCCTTGTGTTGGCGCACGGCCTCGGGGAAGGGCTGATCGGGCGTCCACGTCACGACCTCATCATCATCGAACGCATAGGACATGCACAAGACGTCCGTACTGCCGTCTTGCGCGTAGTTGTAGACGCCTTTGGTTGTCAGGTCACAGCGGCTGCGCGTTTCAAAGTCGAGCCACAGGATCAGCCCCATTGAGCTGCCATCGCATCAGCGATGCCTTGATAAGTAGTGCTACGCAACTTCCATCTATCAACAGACGGTGGCATTTTATGCACCTTTGCTTCACGACCCTCGACGATGTTTGTCGGCGTCAGCTTAGGTAAGTTTTTTAACCACAGACAAGTAGCCTTGGTTTCGCCATGCCCGAACTGCCACGGCTGAATGATCTGATCTGGCTTGCGAATATGCGAGCTAATTACACTGATCGGATTTTCTAACGCAATTTTAGGTACAGATGATGTAAGAAGGCGGCGCACAAAAGACAGCGCGTCAGCCTGCTCTTGTTGTTTATCCTTAAACCACCGAGCACCGCTTACAGCCAGATGGGTACATGGTGGATGAGCGATCATCAAATCCCATCCATCATTGATAATGTCAAATACATCGCCTTGATAATGGGGGCCGGGGGCGTCTGTTGGTAAAAGATCGCACGACATCGCGTCGTGGCCGCGAGAGATAAAGGCATCTCTCACACGCCCACTGTATTCACAAGCCACTAGCACCTTCATCTACGGACCCAACGTCGGTTCAGCATTTTGTGCAGCCAGCACAACCAACTCCGAAGCGGTGCGCCTGATCTGCATCGCGCACTCAAGCGCACCAACCGCATCACACATGTCGCAAAGATGCTTATATTCGCGCAGCAGGTGCGTAAGCGTTTCATAAGGGTGTTCCATCGTTTTCTCCAAAGAAAAAAAAGCCACGGCTGTTACACCGTGGCTTTCCAAGCTAGTTAGGCTACGCGACGACGACGACGCGGCGCATCTTCAGCGGCGGGGTTGGCCTCCTCCGGTGCGTCCACTTCCTCGGTCTTACCGTCCATGCTTGCCCACTCCACAACTTCAAACACTGGCGTGAATATCTTGCCATAAGACTTGTGTGTGTAGTGGTCCTTCTTGAGACGCACGACGGGCACAGGCTTTGATTGATCCTTCTCAACCTGCGCGGCGATCGCAAGCGCGAGCGTCTGTACGCTGCGCTTACCACCGACTGACGTGGTGGTATAGCGGGCTTCCATACCTTGATCGTCGCCTGTCAGACACTTAAGCGACATGCCGACTTGGGTTTCCCAACCCTTCTTTGCGCCTGGCGGGGCGACATCGATGTTGGGCAAAGGCTCAGATACCGACACCATCTTCTCAGCCAACACCTCGCCATCACCCCACGCAATGTAGCCGTGGACAAACGAGAAGGGATTGACTGCCCAAGTCGAACCGTCTTCGATCTCGGTCTGATCAGCACCAAAGACCCAGTGGCCGGTCTTGTCCATCTTAAGAATGACGATGCCAGACGGGCCAACGTCCTTTTCAAGTGTACGCAGTGCTGTGGAAAGGCTTGCTACTGATGGGAGATTTGCTTGACTGAAAGCTACTAGATTAGACATCACAATTTCCTTACTGAAGTTTAGAAAGGGCTGCGGTTAAGTGCAACCCAACGTTAAGCACGGCAGGCCGAGGATCGCTCTCCGGCGCTAACGTGCTGCCGCTCGACACTGCGATGACAAGATCGTCAGGCAGTGCTAGCTTGCTCTTTTTCAGCACCTTCTCAGCTTGAGCAGGGCTAATTAATTCGGTCTTACGGCGCTCGCTGTCAGGGATGCCAAGCTGTGCCAGTGCAGCGTCTGCTTTGCTCTCATCTGCCCACTGACGCGTTGCGCGTTTCGATACAAGTTTATACCCAGGCACAGGCATGTTTTTCTCAAGCCGGTTGAACGCCAACTTGCGAGCCTCTGCGATGAAGGACTCTAGCTTATCAGCCATCTCTAGCGCCGACGCTAATTGATCAGGCGCAAGCGCCTCTAGCTTCAAGTGCACAACGCGATCGATCTCGCCGGTCATCTTAGGACACACAGGCTTGCCTGTGCACCAACGGCACCAGTCGCCAATCTCAAGCGGTGCGTTGGGTTTGCTGGCTAAGGTCACAGCGGTTTGTAGTTCGGCTACAAACTGCTGCACACGCTCAAAGGTCGTCACCCAGCGCCGCACGGCAGGCGGCTGTACGATGATGATCTCGATTTCATCTGCGAAATAAAACACCCATGAGAGCTTATTAGTTGCCATCGCAGCGGCAGCGTAAAAAAGACCTTGATAGTTTTCCTCAGCGTCAACGATCACGCCATCGCCAAACTTCCAATCAAGGACCACGGCTGTGCGGCCAATGCGCCCGATCAGATCAACGTTACCGAAGACGCCCTCAAGACCTTTGACGCCTTCAAACTCGACCTGCACCTCTTGCGCGAACTCCATTGACTGATCAGGATCAATCGCTTCAAGTGCCTGCACGCAAAAGGCGAGCTTCTCGATCTGCTCGTCCGTTAGGTTGTGCTTGGCTGCAACCTCAGGCAACGTCGACGCGCCGAGTAAGTCTTCCATGCACGCGTGCAAGAGCGTACCCTCTGCTGCGTACTTGCTCTCGACCTGCGGTGGCATTTGCTGCACAAGCGCCACCGAGCCAGGGCAGTTGATCACACGTTTGGCGGTCGAGCCGCCAACGATCTTAGAGTGATTCATTGTCGGTCTCCACTTTGGTAAAGACAAACGATTCACTGTAAGAGTAGCCTTCTTTGCGAACGCAATTAAACACGTCGCCAAACTTAGCCCGCGCCCACTCCAACAATATCTTTTGTGCTTCTTCCGTCGTAAGTTTCAGTTCCATTTGACTTTCCTTTAGTTGAGTGAGACTTCACTGTAGCACATCTATTTAACTTGTCAAATACTTTTTGACAGGTTATGATTCAGACATGGAAAAACACATTGAAGCGTATCTCGTCAAGCGTGTCAAAGCGATGGGCGGTATTGCGTATAAGTTCGTTAGCCCTGCCCATCGTGGCGTCGCAGACCGCATCGTCGTGCTGCCGGAGGGTGTGGTGTGGTTCATTGAACTTAAAGCGCCTGGGGGCCGTCTGTCGCCGCTACAGAAGGTGTTTGCTGACGACATGGCACGGCTAGGGCAACGGTACGCTTGTTTATGGAGCAAGGAAGATGTTGATGCGTGGGCCAATTTAATATGATTCATTACCACGGTTTACCAATTACACCCGCTACAACTGCTGTTAGCGCGGTCAATGCGGGTCACGCATTTGTAAGTTTTACTCATGCAGATCAATTAGGTTTAGCTGTTGAAGTGTGTCAATCGTTTGCTGTAGATAATGGTGCGTTTTCCGCTTGGAAAGCTGGACGCCCGGTAACGGATTGGCGCCCGTTTTATGAATGGGCTGAAAATTGCAGACGTATCCCGTCTTGTGATTTTGCGGTTATACCGGATGTGATTGATGGCAATGAAGAAGATAACGATGCTTTGTTAGATGAATGGCCCTTACCTTTTTGGTTTGGTGCTCCTGTATGGCATATGCACGAATCATTAGATCGTTTGGAACGTTTAGCGCAACACTATCCTCGCGTTTGTATTGGTAGTTCTGGAAATTACGCTACCGTCGGGAATGATTTGTGGTGGGAAAGAATTAAAAAAGCCATGGCGGCATCTTGTAGTCCAGACGGTAGGCCGTTATGCAAATTACACGGTTTACGCATGTTAAATCCTAAAGTATTTACGCAATTACCTTTTGCTAGCGCTGATTCCACAAACATTGGTAGAAATGTAGGTATTGATAAGCATTGGCTGAAAGGTAATTATTTACCTCCCACTAAAGAAGCTCGCGCACAAGTTATGCGTCAACGTATTGAAGCGCATAACGCACCCCCTATTTTTAAATTTAAGGATTAGTAATGCTCTACTTTGCTATTGTCGTTTACGCCATCGCCATGACTGCAGCTAATTTAACTATCGCAACGTTTGGCCCGTGGGTTTCGCCTATTAATGCTTTCTTTTTGATTGGTCTTGACCTTGCTTTGCGCGATTGGTTGCATGTTCGCCTTAAAGTTTGGCAGATGGGTGCTTTAATAGCCAGCACTGGTGCATTGACATTTATGCTGAACCCAACAGCAGGTCATATAGCCGTAGCATCAGCCGTCGCATTTACTGCGGCGGCGTTGGTAGATTGGATTACTTTCATTCGTCTTCGTGGGACATGGCTTGTAAAAGCTAACGGCTCAAATATCGCCGGAGCGGCGATAGATTCATTGGTCTTTCCAACATTAGCTTTTGGCGTATTGATGCCGCACATTGTTGCAATGCAGTTTATAGCTAAAGTAGCAGGTGGCGCGTTGTGGGCGTTGGTCATATCAAAATTTAATTTATGAAACTCCGACCCTACCAAGAGCAGGCCGCTGACTTCTTGTACGAGCGTGATCGTGCGATGGTGCTTGCGCCCGTAGGTGCAGGCAAGACAGCGATTACGCTCACGGCCATGAGCGATATGATCTTTGATGGCGTCGTGCGGTCGTTCTTAGTGCTTGCGCCTAAGCGCGTCTGCACCGATGTCTGGCCCATCGAGGCACGTAAGTGGGCCGAGTACCATACCGTTGCTGTGGCCGTGGGCACACCGACGCAGCGCAAGCAGGCGCTAACAAGCGAGGCCAACATCGTTGTTATTAACTACGACAACATTCAGTGGCTGGCCGAGCAAGACCTAAGCGGTTTTGATGGCATTGTGTTCGATGAGCTAACCAAACTTAAGAACCCATCAGGCGCACGGTTTAAGGCACTCCACAAGGTCATCGATCAGTTCAACATCCGTTGGGGTCTGACCGGATCGTTTACAAGCAACGGTCTTGAGGACGTCTTCGGTCAGTGCAAGATCATCGATCAAAAGCTGCTCGGTCGCGCTAAGGGCGCGTTTATGCAGCAATACTTTAGTCTTAATACTTACGCTGGGTTTGACGATTGGACGCCACTACCTGGCGCACTAGAGCGCGTCATGCAGCGCATCAAACCTGCTACTTTCGTACTAGAGCCAGGCGAGTACAAGGACAAGCTGCCACCCTGTCATGTGGTGCAAATACACGTTCAATTAGATGACCGTGAGCCGTACGAGGCGATGAAGCGTGACTTCGTGGTGCAGTTCCCTGACGCTCAGGCCATCGCTCAGAACGCTGCGGTTGTCACGCAGAAGTTACAGCAAATGTCGTCAGGGTTTGTTTACTCGCCTGAGCCTGTCTGGTTTAGCCCGCACAAGTTTGACGCGTTAGATGATCTGTTGAACGAGAATCAACGCGCCAACACGATCCTTGTCTATCAATACAAAGAGGAGCTTGATGAACTCAAACGACGATACCGAAATCTTACCTGTCTGGACGACCCTGACGCCATTGAACGATGGAACGCTGGCAACGTTCCGCTTCTGGCGGTGCACCCAAAGTCCGCCGGTCATGGCCTTAACTTGCAGTTCGGCGGTTGCCACATGGTGTTTCTGTCCCTGCCGTGGTCACTTGAGCTTTTCGAACAAACTGTCGGACGTCTGCACCGCTCAGGACAGCAGCGCGACGTGTGGGTCTACGCCCTGATGACTAAAGATACCGTCGATGAGCGCATATGGACCGCGCTGCACGACAAACGCAAACTAAGCGATATTGCTATGGAGGCACTGAAATGAGCAGAGAAGCTATGCAGATGGCGCTGGAGGCGTTAGAGGGGGTTTTAGATGATGCCCCGAAAGTTTTGGATGCGTCTATTACAGGAGGTTTATATGAGGTGTTTCAATGCCGAGATGCCATAACGCTATTACGCCAAGCACTTGTCGATGCCAACGACACGAGCCAAGAACGCGTCGATGAAAAGGCAAAACGTGAACAAGAGCCGGTGGCGTGGGCCAATTCATTCGACCTGCAAAACTTTGACATGAAAGTGCGGACATGTCCTGACCTGCACCACACAGTGCCCCTCTACACCGCACCACCAAAGCAATGGGTTGGGCTGACGGATGCGGAGATACACGATATGAACGGGTACGAGGAAGATCGGAGAATGTACCGATTTGCCCGAACCATTGAAGCCAAGCTAAAGGAGAAGAATCATGGATGAAACCGAGGGATATTACTGCGTGATATGCGGAAAGTTTATTGAAGCCGTAGACGGCGTGATTGTGCATGACGATATTCCGCACCCACCACTGATGGACTTTGATGAAGAGAGCAATCCACAATGAGCAAAGAAGTTATGAAGCTGGCGCTGTCCACGCTAGAAGGCTGGGCTAATTATGACGATTGGGTATGGCCCGAGTCTGCGTTAGAACAGGCAAAGCGCAACACCATTGAGGCCATCACCGCCCTGCGCCAAGCACTGGAGACAAAGCGTGAGTGGGTTGGGCTGACGGATGATGAGATTCAGGACTTGAGTTATCTGTCCCAGAAAATCGACGAAGGTAATGCAGCGTGGTTTGATCGGTGGGGATTTGCACGAGCCATAGAAACCAGGTTGCAGGAGAAGAATCAATGAGTGGCGATCACAACATGTATCAAAAAGCCACGTCTTATTTATCTGGCGAGGCTTTTTGGCGCACTGCTGAAGATCAGGAGCCACCGCTTGGCGTCAAGATGCTACTGCTAAACCCTAGTGGTGTCTGCGTCATTGGGACTTGGGACGACTGGGCCGTGGCCTGGGCGCCATTGCCCAAGGTGCCCGCGCACATCAAACAAATTTTATTGGAGAAAAGCACATGGCTATAGGTATAGTACGGCTGAGAAAAGAATCAGCCGTTGATCGGAAACAAGCGTGTCTTAAGTACATGCAACAACGCTCTACACCCATCACAGCGCTTGAGCTAGCCAAAAAACTGAATATGTCCGCGAAGTCAATTCACAACTCACTGTGGCCTTTGCTAGATGAAGGCAAGATCATACGCAAGCGCGTTAAACGGCAGTCATCTGTATCAAAGCGATCGGGCTGGGCCTACGGCTACACCGCGACCGAAATAACGCCACCCACGCGCAATAAGAAAATCTCTTGGCACAACCCCTTCTCGTTATGATTACCGACGACGAATTGATTGGCATGATCCGCAACGCCGCTACCGAGCAGTTGCCGATCGCCGTAATGACCGTCAAGGAGATGCGCCAGTTCGCGCAAAAGGTTGCGATGGATTGCCTTCTCATCGCAGCCATCCCCAACATGACGCCCAAAGACATCATGCGTGTGATTAAGGATCGCTATGACCTCCCGACTTAGTTTATGGCAGACTAAACTTAAAGCCGCTAAGGCCGAGCAGCATCAGCACGAGAAGATGTTGCGGCAACAATACCGTGCGCTAGAGCGCATACAAAAGCAGATTACCGAACTGGAGAACAAAATTGAGCATGAACTGGCGAAAGCTCAACAAAGAACTGGCGCTTATGACCGAGGAACAAGTGTTGAGTTTGCTTAACGAAGAACGCGCAGGCGCTAAACGTATCTCGATCATGGAACGCCTGCACCAGCGCTACACAGCGTTGCGTGCGTCACGCGAGCGGATGGAGTTGTTTAAGGAAGCAAGAGCGCTTTAGCGCTTCTTTGAGTAGAATAGCGTCCGGTCGCCAAAGAGGTAGAACCCTACGGCGGCTGCAAAGTTATCAACCGACTCTGATGACTGACCGTTAAGTTTTAACGTCGCCCAAGTAACTAGCACGATGAGCGCAACGCCTGGTCGCATCAGCCGCACGATCGCCTCAACCCACGGGTAGGAAGGGTTAGCGCCGCCTGCGTCGTTCATCGCCTTGAACATGTTAAGGTCTAACTCGCGCATCCGCACGTACTCAGCGATGTTAGTAGGCTTATAGCCGTCTGTCTGTATAAACCGACCGATCAAGGACTTACCAAGATCAACGGCCAGTGGTCCAAACGCAGCGAGGATGGTTAGCGGGTCCATTAGGGGTAGAACTTGCGATCTAACTCGAAGTGCGGACCGTCCTTGAACGTGCGCCAATCGCCGCCCCACACAATAGCAACGCCTAATTCTTTAGCTGCTGCCTTCATCGCGTTGGCGATCTTAGTGTACAGCGGCCAAGACCAATCGACTTGATTGTCCACCCATGCGCCAAGATCCACGGCGTGGCCGGTGATGTGACGGCTATTGAGTGTCTGGCTAGCACCTGATGCTACTAAAGTCTGCTGGCGCTCAGGCGAGCGCAAGCCCTCAAGGACCGTGAAGTCTACGG